CATTTAGAGTCTCTGCTAACATAACTAGTGGAAGTTCTAAAAATAATACATGGAGTTTAATGTTTACACAAATGGGAGAGTTTGTTATGAACTATACCCAAACTACGTATACTGGTGCATCTGCAATCGGCTCAAATATAGGCTTTAATGACCTAACAACTAGCGATCAATTGATCGGTCAAAAGAATGCACCATCTGGTTCATATGCTGAGAATCGATACTACATTTATGCAAGAAAGAGTGCTAATAGTACACAGGTTATACTAACAATCCAGTTTCAAGATAATGACTTAGGCGATCCAAATTTTGATGAAAACGTAACTCCTACATTAAACAGTATTATTTCACAATATCGTCCAAGTGGGTCAAACGTATCCGTAGCAAGTCCAACTGCTGCCGGCACTGGTCTTTCATAATCCTACTGCAATACAGTCAGGATCTTAACTCCAATCACCATTGACAAGATAACTATTATACAGTATAGTATAGTAGTTAATCTGGAGGTCTCTGTGGACGAACGAATAGAAAAAGCATTTCAAACAGCCAATTTTATGGCTACCCTAAGTAATCTTAGGAAAACAGCATTAGAAGAATATCAACAACGCCTAGTATATTACTTCCAAGGATCGAGTTTTACTGTCTCTCGAGAATTGATAGTATTCGTACATACATTGATAGAGCTCGGAGCTGAAGAATCTATTATTTTAGATGATAACTATATTCCGTTAAATGTTAAAAATTTAAACGAATTTTTAGACAACTTACGAGAAGTTTATACATTAGCAACTAATACGTATTTGTCTAAATATGGATCAATTAAGTCTAAAAGAAAAGTTGAAGATTTAATTAATTTATGACACGTGGCGTATTAATTTTTGCTCAAAATAACAGTGAGATTGACTATGCTAAAATCTCACTGTTTGCAGCCAAACGAGTAAAGCAATATTTAAATGTTCCAGTTAGTCTAGTGACAGATAGCAAAGACTGGCTGTTAGCAAGTCAGCCAGACGCTATTGAAGTATTTGATAATATTATAACCATATGGACTGACACAGATCAAACTAAACAATTCTACGACGGAACATTATCGTCAAAAACATTAGTATGGAAAAACTTATCACGGTCTGATTGTTATAATTTAACCCCATACGACGAAACACTGGTTATTGATAGTGACTATATTATTAGTAGTAGTAATTTATCAAGCATATGGAATAATCAGAATGATTTTTTAATCTATTCTAATAGCTTTGATCTAGCGCAATGGAGAGATGACAGTAGTTTTAAATATTTGAATCAACATTCAATTCCGTTTTATTGGGCAACTGCATTTTATTTTAAAAAAACTTCCACTAATAAATCATTTTTTGATATTGTCAATTACATAAAAGAAAATTGGTCTTACTATAGGTCGTTGTATAATATTGATTCTGTAATTTTTAGAAATGATTTTGCATTTAGTATAGCAATACATATAATGGGGGAAGAATTTTTTGCAGAGCTTCCTGGGAAGATGAATTATACTCTTGATAGAGATCTGTTAATAGATATAAAAGAAAATTCTTTAAAATTTCTAGTAGAAAAGAAAAACTACTTTGGTGAATTTATAGCTACTAAAACAGATAGTTTAGACATGCATGTTATGAACAAATATAGTTTAACACGATGCATTGATGGAGTAATAAATGAGTAAGGGATTTTTAGTTCTTGCTCAAAATAGTGAAGTTGACTATGTGAGACAAGCGTATGCACTGGCTCTAAGTATTAAAGCCACTCAACCTAATATTAATAATATTAGTATAGTCACTAATGATACAGTTCCTGAAGAATATCGATCAGCATTTGATCAAATAATTCCAATTCCATTTAATGATGCGGCATCTAATAGTATATGGAAAGTTGAAAATAGGTGGAAACTCTATCACGTCAGTCCGTACAATGAAACTATAATATTTGATACTGATATGTTGGTATTAGATAACATTGAAGGTGTATGGAATTTTGTTAGTGATAGAGATTTATTTTTTACCTCGTCAGTAGTTGATTATAAGAATCGTGTAATTGATAATACTACATATAGAAAAATGTTTGTAGCTAATGACTTACCAAATTTATATTCTGGTATGTGTTATTTTAGGAAATCAGACGTTGCCCTTGAATTTTTTAAATTATTAGAATTTATAACATATAATTGGGAGAAAATGTATTATACTGTTGCTCCTAAAAACATGCAAAATTTTTACAGTCTTGATGTGTCGATTGCAATAGCCGCTACTTTATTAGGAATTGATGACACTATTATGCACAAAAACAGTCCATTTACCTTTACACATTTAAAACCTGCACTGCAAGGATGGGACCCAATTCCCGAGTCTTGCCTAAGTCAGTTATTAATTAACTTTACTGATACTCACGAATTATATTTGAATAATTTTAAACAACGTGGAGTGTTCCATTATGTTGACGACAAGTTGTTAACTGACGAACTTATAAAGAAATTAAATGTATAATCCAGAAGAAGATATTATTCCTCCTGAGCTACTGGCCCAAGCACTTGCAATCAGTAATGTGCTAGTTGTCTATAAAGTATATTTTAGTAAGGATACCGGAGATATCCTTTCAATAACTAACGAAGAAAATTTAGAATTTACTAATTCTATAAATGTTGATTATTCAGTAGTTAGGCCGTTCTTAATCGGTAAAAAGCAATTATCTAACTATAAAATTATTTTTGCTGATCAAACAACACCAACTATTGTTTCTAAATCTGAAGGCGATGTTAAGTTAATATCTATTGATCAAGTACCGTTAGTAGACAATTGGGATAATACGTTTACTATTGAAAATTATCCATTACTGGAGCAATGGGGATTTCAATTAAGACCAGATCAACGGGATACTTTACAATCTCATAATCTTAATACTACATTTGAAGTTTTTGTAGTTGATAAAAACAATAACAATATGCTAATTAGAGGTATTAAAATGTCATTAAACGATTTAATTAATACTGATCGATTATATGTTGCACATGCCTCATCTAAAGAAGCAAACATTGAAAACAGAATCTTTGTGAGAAAGTTTTTCTCAACAATAGGGTATCAAATATTATATGACACAAACAGTTAAAATTTTAGACTATGATATTATCTATCTTAGTTATGACGAACCAAATGCTGAAAAAAACTATGCCAATTTGTGTGCTAAAGTTCCATGGGCTAAACGTGTACACGGAATTAAAGGTAGCGATTCTGCACACAAAGCCTGCGCAAATCTAAGTGAAACAGACCGATTTGTCACAGTCGACGGTGATAATATTGTACGTGAAGATTTCCTAAATCAAGAAGTTAACTTTGAAGAACATAAAGATTTATCAAAATGTGTTATTAGTTGGGCTGGTTATAATGTAGTTAACGGACTCATGTATGGCAATGGCGGATTAAAACTATGGCCAAAGCAATATGTGCTGGATATGAAAACACATGAAAACGCACCAGCTGATGACCCTAACGCACAAGTAGATTTTTGTTGGGATGCTGAATACATTCAGATGAATAGATGTTTTAGTGATGTGTACAATAATGCAAGTCCATTTCAAGCATGGCGGGCAGGATTCCGCGAAGGTGTTAAGATGTCACTAGAGCGTGGAGTTAAGACAGCCAATAAAGAATTTAAGAAAGAAATACATTGGAAGAACTTAGATCGTTTGCGAGTATGGCTTAATGTTGGCGCTGATGCAACTAACGGCTTATGGGCAATTCTTGGAGCCCGTCATGGGTGTTATATGACCAACTGCACTGACTGGGACTATGTACAAGTTAGAGATTTTGATTACTTAACAACACTGTGGCACAGTGATGTAGAGAATATAGATATTAAAGATGCTATTAAGTTCTACGGCAACAACTTAAAAAACGCACTCGATCTTGAGATAGCAGAATTAGATGCTGATGCTAGTAAATTTTTTAAAGCTGTACACTTAAATCAGTATCGTATCGGTTTTGGATTTTTGGATAAAGAATAATGTACGACATAGTATTTTATAATTCTAAACCCCTATCTAAAGAGCGTAAAACACTCTTAGTAGAAAAGTATCCCTTTGCTAAATTTGTAGAGTTTAACAGTACACTAACTACAACTGCTGACTTAGCTAAGAAGAGTGTACTTACTAAATTCTTTTGGTTTATAGATTCAAATTATGAATTTTTAGATACAATGTTAGAATTTGAACCTAAGAAATGGGATAATGAATATATCCATGTTTTTAAATTGTATCAACAATACGCTGACAAATTTCAATGTTATCTGATTGCAAAAAATAGTCAAATAGACACAACCCAAGAATTTTTTGATAATTTAAAATATGTTAATGACTATGTTGTACAAGCAGATATACTATATGATATATTTTTTCTATCTTACAACGAACCTAACAGTTGGACAAACTGGCAAATATTAAGCAAGAGATTCCCCCAGGCAAAACGAGTCTTTGGAGAAGCTAACATCTACCTTAGCCACAAGGCCTGTGCTAACCAATCAACCACTGATTATTTTTGGGTAGTTGATGCTGACAACGAAATACTAGATTCATTTAACTTTGATTATTATGTAGAAGATTATGCATTTGATCTAGTACATATTTGGCACAGTCGTAATGAAATAAACGATTTAGAGTACGGCAATGGTGCTGTTAAACTACTGCCTAAAATGTTATTTGATATAACAAAAGACGGTGTTGACATAACTACTAGTCTTAGTAATAAACTTACTATAGTTCCTATTGTGGCAAGTATTAATCGATTTGCATCTAGTCCGTGGAATGCTTGGCGTAGTGGATTTAGAGAATCTGCTAAGTTAGCTAGTAGTACTATTGCAAGAAACGACCAAGAAGAATCATTCATGCGATTAACTGCTTGGACCACTAAAGGTTTAAACAGACAATTTGGAGAATATGTTGTACCTGGTGCCGTGCTAGGCATGAAGTATGGCATTGAGAATAAAGGAAACCAGGACGCATTGAGTAAAATCAATGACTGGTCCTGGTTATATGAGCAGTTTAAACTTAATGTTAAGTTGCCGCTACGTCCTGAATAACTAAGTCAGCTGCCATTGGAAATATAGTAGCAATAACTTTTGCACAGGCAACGGCTACTTCTTGGTGTTCTTTCTGTGTGCCGTTTGCGCTACGTAATTCAATAAAGTGAATCCAGCTACGCAGTGTGCCATTCATATATAAACGACTTTCAATAAGGCCTTCTGGTAGTACAGCACGAGCTTGTTCTTTGGCAATACCATTCTTAATAGCCCACTCGTATTCTCTTTTGGCAGCATAGATGACTCGTTGCTGAGCCCTAAACCATTCGTTCTGTAGAGCTGTGTCTTCTACTTCAACACTATTCTGTCGATTCTTTAGATCTTGGAGTCGGGCTTCCCTTGTGACAAAGTTAAGGTCTTTAGTAGGGTCTGCGTATCGTTGACTAAACTCTTGAAAGCTAAACGATCTATGTCTAAGAATCTGACGAGCAATATCTCTGGTAGTGGTGATTTCAATACACGCCGATACCATTTCAAGTGGAGACCAGTGTTGGTGTTTAACTAGATATCGAATAAGTTTTTCACTTGTTTCTGTATTGAGTTGATTGCTTGGATTGGAGACTCTGGCACAATATGCAATAAGTTCCTGTGCATCGTCAACTCCTAAACTAGCGAATTCTTCAGTTGGTTGTGAATATGATAGAAGTTTAACATTCATTTTAATTTTCGTTTTCTTAAAAAAAGATTAGTGTGTTTAATCATGTCTTTTTTAACTCGTTCTGTATCTAGTTTAAAATCAACATTTTCAATTTCGCTTTCGTACGAGGCAAGCATTTCTTTGAGATTCTTTTCAAAAGATTCCCAGTCTTCTTGCGCCTGTTTTGCACTTATTTTTATTTCCCAAACTTTTTTGTTTTTAAATGCAACAGTGATTGAATCTAAGTATTTTAGGGGAACTACGTTTAACGTAATTTCCCCAAATACTTCTGGCCAATGTTCAACCACATCTTTGGGAAAAATTCTTCCCTTAGTCACTCTTTAACTGTTTGTTTTTTCTTTGTAGGTACAAGTTCTTCGGCTTGCCGACGAAGCTCAGCAGCCTCTTTGCTTAAACGATCTGCATCGCTACGGAATTTTTTAGCAAGAGATTCGTCACTCAATGGTTCTTCATTAACTGACGCACTAGTAGTCCGACCAAAATCTTGATCACCAATTGGCTCTGTATTGCCAGTAGTAGGACTAATATCCTTTACTCTAGCTAATTCTTGTATTTGTACATTGTCTTGCGGAGTTGGTTTAATAGCAAGATCCTGCACACTAATTCCAGCTTGTTGTGCAATAACTTGATTTAACTCTGATAACAAAATTGTAGCCTGCATGTTTGGAACCATTTCAACTTGATCTGTTCCAACTTTAGTTAATAGACCCTTAACATGTAGACTTGGCAACATTGTGCTACCATCGGAGAATGTTGCACGAGCAAGTACTTCACTAAATTCATTTGCCTGCTGGGCACCTGGAGTTTCAACTAGTCTAACAAGTTGATCATGATAATCGGGCTCTAAACTCTCTGTTTGAATAATTAAACAGCTAAATGCGTCGCCAGGTAGTGTTCTAAACACTACCATACATCTACGCCCAGTTGATTTAATACGGCCTACATGTTTTAAATTTTGGGCCATATCAAACTCCTTGCTTAGGTTGTTTGGCAACTTGATCTAAAAATGCAGTTAGTTTAATATATGTTTGTCCAACAGCTACCATTTCATTTGGTTTGAATGCACCGCGTGAACTAGCAATATCAATAATAGATCTCATTGCATTAAGATCAGAAATTGTTAATTCGGCTGATTCTTGTTGTGGAGCAGTTTCATCTGCTGGTTGTTGTGTATTAGTTTCTTCAGTCATACGACCTCCTTATATGCATTTATATATGCATATTAATTATCATCTACGTTAGATGTGGGCAGGCAAGTTTGAAAAAACTAAGTTCTTTTTCCTGCTCAAACCCGATTTTAGTAGTGTAGACAATAGTATTGTTAACTAAGTCTACCGCTTGTCCTATATAGTACCTACTGTTTAAATTGTGGTAAATCCATGAGTCTACAGTTTTACAATAAGAAGGAGTATATTTTCCTAATAGTGCATAATGAAAGTGATCTGCTGGAAATGACACTTTTCTCAAGTCGTGTACATTAAGTGGATTAGGTTTGCCGTTTTTTAATGCCATTATTTGTAGCCAATAGTCATGTGTCTAGTGTACGGAGCATCTTTAAAATCAAAATGCAAAGACCCACTAAACAACTCTTTGAGAGGCCAAAGAGATTTAAAATGTTCTAAATTTTCTGGACGCTGTACATGATCATTAATAACTAGATCATTACCTTGGAACAGACATAGAGTTCCTGCAGGAATACGGTCATACCAATCTTTGCTAATAAAATGTTCTGTTGATGTATTGACTACTAGATTAATATTGTCATCATATGAAGCTTTATTTGCATCTCTAGGGAACGATCTAAACTGCCAATCTTTGATTTCCCAAGTGTTATTAATAAGATTTGCATCCATACAAGCACTCGAATCAATGTCGTAAGATCTACAATATTCTATTTTAACACGTTCTCTAGTCTGCAAAATAAAATGCAGTAAGGCATACCATCCACCTAGGATAGCAATACGAAGTGGCTCAATTTTTAGTTGAGCCACTACTGTTTCTAATTCACGTGCCGCCCAAATCTTACTTTCGATTTGACCGGCACTGAATGCGTCTGGATCAAGTTTTATCACTAGACTCATAGTATGCGTGAGCACCAAAAGGTGGAACAATAGTATTATTGCCATGGATAATGAACACTGTATCACAGTAGTTTTCATCACCCCAACTACCCCAAGGATAACCGTCTGTAAACATGATAAACTTTTTAGGTTGAATATCATTAGCCTTCATGTAGTCCCAGTTAGCATCAAATTCAGTACCGCCACCGCCTTTAACTTCGTATTCCATAATGTCTGCGCCATAGCCGTCAAAATCTGCTTCGTTGTATACCTTAGTATCAAAGCACCAAAGTTTAATCTTATACTCTTTGTACTCATCCATAATGCCTTTGATTTCGCTGATAAAGTCCTTTGCCTGTTCATCACTGATAGATCCAGACATGTCAATACCTACACAGATATCAATAGTCTCATCGTAGTTAGTACCTGGCAAAATTGCACTCATGTGCCACGCTTTACGATTTGGACGCATAAAGGTGTAGTCATTCTTAATAGTACTTTGGATCTGCTGACGCAGAATTTCACGCCAGTTCATTTTTGGCTCAGTAAGATCTTTGATCATACGACCAATTTCCGCAGGTACATTTCCAGCACCAGCGGCCTGTGCCGCGGTCATCATTGCTTCTTTGACTTCGTCTCGAATTTGTTTAAGTTCTTCTTTTGAGTAAGCAGGACGGCCTTTGCCTTCTTTTTCCCAGTCAATGTGTTCGTCGAGCAATTGACCAAGTGCTTCAAGTTCTTGGTCGTCCATGCTGTCATAGATCTCGTCATAGATTTGTTCCGAACTTTTGCCGTAGTGAGTAGTGTCGTGAAAGATTTTAATCTTTGGAGGAACTTCACCGATACGATCACGGACTAATGTACCGTTAACTGAATAGTCAGCGGCAATGTTCCATATCTTGCGATCACGTCCTTCTACACGGAGCATATGCTCAAAAACGTTATGTAGGATTTCGTGTGCAACAACAAACTCAACCTGTTTAGTAGTTAAATCTGCAAAGAAGTTTTTATTATAATAAAGATGACGTCCGTCTGTAGCGGCAGTAGCACACCATTCAGTAGCATCCTCAATCTTAAGGCGGGTAGCCATGTTGCCAAAAAACGGATGACGTAGTAGCAGTCCAACACGAGCTACTACGATCTTATCAACAATGGGGTCTAGATAATTTGACATTTTTGCTCCTAAATATTTACTCTATGTATATATTATAACAGGAGCCGAAGCTCCTGTCAACTGGCACTAGCTCATCTTAACGTGAATGTTTTTCTGTAGCTGCCGCAATGTACTTACCATATTTGGCATGGAAGTCATCAAAACACTTGATCTCATCTGGATCCAACGGCAACTGATATTGAGTCAGTGCAAGTTTGGTACCCATAACAACCAATTCAGTTTCAAAATTATCCATCATAAACTGGAAGAAGTAGTTAACCTTGTCGTTAAACTTCTTGTCGTTCTTGTCAGCAGCATCCTTCAATTCATAGCACAATGACACTGTCAAAGAGTACATAGCACTAATTTCTTTAGTGTCCATTTTCTTGACCTTGCCGTTTAAAATGTCTGTAGGATCAGGCAACTTTGAGCTAATTTTACGATGAGCCATAAACTTAACAGCAAGTCCTTCGCCAACTGCACCCGAGATCAAATCGGTCAATGTGTCTGTATCTTCTTCGTCATCAAACAGGAGTTCAGATACAAATGACCAGCTACGAGGAGTAGCAAACGCACGGCTTGCCGACTTTGGATCAAAGTCGTATAAGTCTTTCTTAGAGAAGGTTAAGAAACCAACTACGTCTTTGTGGATTTTATTATCAACAGCCCAACCAAAATAATCTTCCCAGTCAACTTTCATTTCCAAGTGAACAAAACGGTTAGCCAACGGAGCAGGCATACGATAAGTGACGCCTTTGTCTGTTTCACGATTACCTGCGGCAACAATTAAAACATTGTCTGGCAAGTAATAAGTACCAACACGGCGATTCAAAA